ACCCACTGCCGTATTATCTGCGCCAGTTGTAGTTGCTCCTAAAGCTGCATAGCCAATACCTACGTTATAGTTGGCAGTTGTTGCTGCATCTAAAGCAGTTGCACCTAATGCAGTATTTGCTGCACCTGTTGTGTTTGATAATAAAGCTAACCTACCAACAGCTGTGTTGTTAGAAGCTGTGGTATTATTTGCTAAAGCACCCGCGCCAAATGCTGCATTATCACTACCAGTTGTGTTGCTAATTAATGAACTATCACCAACTGCTGAGTTTGTAGCTCCTGTAGTATTGACTGCTAAAGCTGCTGAACCAACGGCTACATTGTTAGAAGCTGTTGTAGTAGCACTACCTGCGTTATCACCTATAAAGGTATTATCAGTTCCTGAAGTAATGGCATCACCAGCTCCATCACCTACAACTACTGTATCGTCTGCAGAGCCTCCTGTGTAGTTACCGAGCATTGCTCCTGTTACTTTTGTTATTGCCATTCTTTATGTCTCCCTAATTTAAGGTGTACCAGAAGCAGCATCACGTTCTGCTCTAGTTTTATAATCTGATCTCGCTGTTACAAGCGTTACAAAATCTGCTTTGTTACTTGGTATAGCATCTGTAAAGCTCTCATCGTTCATCAGCTTGGTAGTCCATTCTTGTTGCATACGTTTCCAAGTATTATTCTTTTTACCTGTTACCGCATCTTGTACCCATTGATTAATATTTGTTATATCATTGAGAAGTGTTGCTTGTTCGGTATCGTCTATTGTTACTGTTACTGTTAGTGTTGCCATTTTGTACCCCTTTTAAGGTTAGTTATTTCGCTATTTTGTTTTAACATACTAGGTATCCTGAAAACCAACTATTACTAATCATATCTGTTTGTTGTGAACCACCACCTTGAATGACAAATACATAAGCTGTATCGTTTGCGTCCATATCAGCAAGTACCGAGCCAGTTCCATTTTCATAGTTTGAGCTTGCAGGTGAGCCAGTAGGATTTAGAGCTATATAATAAATTCTATTAGAAGTTATAATTCCAGACCACAAATAAGTACCGTCATTAGGATAACCTTGAAAATTTAGATCCATATTAAGTTGATATTTACCAGTAACAGGTGCAGTAAATGTATTTGATGCAAAGTCTGCGTTTTGATCAAATATTTCAGTATCAAAAGTAATTGTTACAGTACTATCAACGGCAATGTTGTTTTGATTTTCACTACTTTTTTTAACTGAAAAAGCTGATTGGTGTGGCGCAGTTATATGTCCATTGGCATCTATGCGCATCCTTTCAGCATTACCCGCTTGAAAATACATATCATTAGCTATAGCGCCAAGTACTACGTGAGAAGCACTACTTGTAGAATTATCTTTAAAAGCTACATATGCCCCTGAATCAGTAGATTCTGTTAAAATACCTGTGTTAGTAGCACCTGAGTTAACGTGAAGCGCAAAATCGGGGGCTGCATCCCCTATACCTACACCTGTAGAATCAATTATCATACGTTCAGTACCACCAGTATCGAACCTTATCTTATCTTCATCACTTGATTCCTCTACTTGAATCTTTGTATCCAAATCAGCATCAAGTAATATATTAGCTGTAGTACTAGAAGTGTTTGTATTAGTAATAGCTTCTACTAAGACATCATCAGGTGGTGCAGTACTAAATGTAAGTGTAGTACCACTAATGGCGTAGTTAGACTTTGACTGATAAACTCCGTCAAAAAAAACTTGAACATTATTTTCGTGTACAGGTGCTACACTAAGAGTTAGAGTAGTATCAGAACCATCACCTGTCATAGTATTAATAGTATTATTAGATCCACCTACAGTTGTTGTGCTATGGTATGCTGTTATAACTCTACCGTTTGCAGGAGCTGTAGAAAATGTTAAAGTTGTTCCTGAGACTGAATAGCTATCGTGTGCTTGGAATACACCGTCTATAAAGACCATTAAGTTTTGTTCGTTATCAGGAGCATTTGACAACGTAAAAGTCGTGTCTGAACCATCACCTGCGTAGATGTTAGTATCCATATTAGTACCACCACCGCCACCTGCGATGGATCCCCATTCATCTGTATACCCTTCGAATTTAGCTGTAGTACTATTGTATCTAAAGTAACCTGCTGCAGGACTTCCTGGACGTTGTGCTGTTGTACCAGTAGGCATATGTACAGCGTCTGTATTAGCTCCTAAATCTAAAGAGACATCAGGAGATGCTTGGTTTATTCCAACTCGATTCGCACTTACATCTGCAAATAAAAGACCACTATCTATATTGACATCATCTGAGAAGGTAGCTGCTGCAAAAGTTGTAGGTACTATATTAGCTGAACCATCAAAACTTACTCCACCAATAGTTCTTGCAGTTGTTAATGTAGCTGCAGAGCCTGTAGTATTTTGGTTAAGTGTTCCGACTGTAAAATCAAAAGTGCCATCTGAGTCTTCGTATGCAACCGTAATTCCTGATTCAGTATTTGAAGATACCATAGCACCAACAGTATCCTGTATAACTTCTGATAGATCTATGTTTGCAGTTCCATCAAAACTTACACCGTGTATTGTACGCGCTGTAGCTAAAGCAGTTGCTGTAGCTGCAAGATTAACTGCAATATTAGCCGAGCCATCAAAAGACGTACCGCCAATAGTTCTTGCAGTCTCTAGTGCTGTTGCAGTTGCTGCATTACCTGTAGTATCTTGGTTTAATGTTCCAATAACTAAATCTACTGTACCGTCTGAGTCTTCATAAGTTGCAGTAATATTTGTTTCAGTATTACTTGAGAACATAGCACCTACAGTATCTTGGACTACTTCAGATAAATCTATATTAGCTGTGCCGTCAAAAGATACACCGTGAATAGTTCTAGCTGTTTCTAATGCTGTAGCAGTTGCTGCGTTACCTGTTGTATCGGCTGAACCACTAAATGCAAAATCTAATGTATTGTCGGCATCTTGATAGGTTACTGTAATATTTGTCTCTGTGTTTCCAGAAACCATTGCACCTACAGTATCACTAATAGTTTCTGCAAGTGTTACACCACCTACAGTAATTGCATCAGCTTCTAAAGTACCATCAATATCTGCATCACCACTAATATCTAATGTAGCTGCATCAAGCTCTCCAGAGATTGTGATGTTTCTACCACCAGTTATATCTTTGTTAGAATCTGTAACGATTGCTTTACTTGCAATAACTGTACCGTTAGTAATACCATCTATAAGGTTAATGTCTGTAGCACTTGCAGTAACTCCGTCAAGAATGTTTAGTTCTGCTGTTGTGCTTGTAACACCATCTATAAGATTAAGTTCTGTTGCTGTAGCTGTAACACCATCAAGGATATTAAGTTCTGCTGCAGTACTGGTAACTCCATCAAGTATGTTAAGCTCTGCAGTTGTAGCTGTAACTCCATCAAGAATATTAAGCTCTGCTGCAGTTGAAGTAACACCATCTAATATATTTAGTTCGGCTGCTGTAGAAGTTACTGCTGTGCCGTTTATAGATAACGCATCTGTTTCTAACGTGCCATCTATGTCAGCATCGCCTGATACATCTAAAGAACCTGCATCAAGTTCACCTGTAAGAGTAATGTTTCTAAAACTACCAATGTCTTTGTTACTGTCTACTACAACAGCTTTTGAAGCTGCTACAGTTCCTGCAGTAACTCCATCAATAGTTTCTAGTTCTGCTTCTGCTATGTCTGCACTACCTATTACAAAACTTGTACCTGTAATTGTTGTACCTGTAATAGCTGCAGCACTTGATCCACCTATTATTGCTCCGTCAACTGTACCACCGTTTATGTCTGCTGTATCCGCTACTAAAGCATCTGTAGTAACTGTACCATCAAAGTAAGCATCTTTAAACTCTAAAGAACTTGTACCTAGATCTATATCGTTATCTGTAACAGGAACAATAGCACCGTCTTGTATTCTTATTTGTTCTACGGCTGCACTAGATACTTCTACAAAGACTCCCCAACGATTATTAGTACTATCTACAACTATTTTATTTAGAAAATCTAAATCACCTATAGTGTGAATGTTACCGCCTTGAGCTGCAGTACCATCGTGTCTGTGTCCTGTAGAAGACGCACTACTTGAGCTGTAAGCAAATGCGTTTAAGAGTTGATTATATTCGTTGTTGAACAAAGCAGCGGTTATAGTATCCCCATCTGCTAATGAACTTTGTCTGGTATATGCTTGAGCCATAGTCTAATTCTACCTTATTATTATTGTCTTCCCGATGGTCTGTAGTTTATGTATAATCCGTTTATAGTATATGGAGCTTTTACATCATTACTAAAAATATTAAAAAAGTTACTGTGACCACTGCCTATCAATGTATTTCGTACTAATGGTTGTTCTGGCGCACCAAATATACTTGTACCAAAAAGTGTTCCTGAGTCTCCAAATATCGAAGGTGCTTGTGCATTAATTGTTAAGTTTTCTGGTTGAGGTCTATCTGCACTATCGTAATCAAATCTAACTTTAAGTTTAGGTTCAATAGTTCCTTCTGGAAACAAAGATACTTTAACGTGATCTAAAGTTTTTAAAGTTCCAAAGTCTCCGTAATCAAAATCTGGTGACTGATACTTAGCGTGTATGTTTGTTTCAGCTCCTGCAGGATTAAAACTATTTCCTGTATCGTGATTATAAACATATCCATCTCTATCACCGTGAAAAGCTTTTTCTACATCTGAAGCATTAAAACCAGAAGTAACAGCAGGAGCTTGAATACCTTCTATTTCTGACCATTCAAAACCTCTTGAAGTTAACGTACCTATAATTCCTTTAGAGCTTGCTGTAGAAGCTGTTAAAGAACTGTAGTACATTCTGTACTGCGACTTATCTCTAATTACAACACTACTATACTCTTGTACAATAGAGCTATCAAAAATACTATTTAGAATAGGCTGTATAGATTTACTTATAGTTCCTAACTCTACGTCACCAATTCTTGCTGTACCTGCAACAGTTCTAAAGCCATCAGGAGCTAAGAAGATCAAGTCACCTGCAAATTCCTGTATAGTCTTACCGTCTACACAACCTACGTTCTTTGTAACTGGTACAACAGCTATTGTACTAGCGTTATTTATATTCTGTAATTTGTAAATTGAGTTTCTACAAAAGATAAACAGTTCATCACGGAAAGATTTAAGTCCTACTACTTGATCGTCCAGTACAATACTACCTGATCCTGAAGTTGTAAAATCATCTATGTCACTTGTACCACTATAAAAGATCGTGTTCTTAGCTGTAGAAGCACCTGCAACTACTAAATGTTTATCGTGTATTACACAGAACTTAGGATAGTGTGTACCGCTTACTGTAATCTCTTTTGCAAAAAATGTTCTGGTAGTAACATCTGCATTTGTACCTGTCATTTTAAAATAGAAAGGTTTTGCTCCAGAGCCTTCATCTGTAATAATTAACTCACCGTATTCTGTATCGCCTTCAAAGACTGCAAAGTGTGCTTTGCTCTGTGAAGTTCTAGTAGAAGTACCACGACCTGTAAAGGTACTGTAGTTATCTCCACTTCCTGATACACTTGATCTATTAATCTGTACCCAACTATTTCCTGTTTGACTAAAGTATATGTTTGTACCTGAACAAGCTATTACACCGTCTGCATATACTTTAAGTCCTAAAATATCATTACTACTGTTTGGTCTTGTACCGTCACCAAACTGACTATATCCGTTAATACGTCTGTATCCACCTT